ACGTTCCCATTTGGAACGACCCTGAAGACCTTGAGAGGCTGGCATGGTTGTGTCAGCGCAATGGCAAAGTTGCTATCTCAGACAAGGCTATTAACGCTAAGAATTTGAACCGCATCCGTCAGTTGTCTACTCGTTGGGGTACACATTTGATTGGATTGACATCCAAGCCTGACCTTATTGAGAGCATCGCTTGGGACTCTGTTGTAGTGGTCTCTTGGACATCTGTTATTCGCTATGGAGAGACTCAAGTATGGGATGGACATGGCTTGCGCCGATACCCAGCCCAGCAAAAAGAGTCTGCTCGTAAGAAACATCGTGCCGACATCATCCGTCTTGGAATAGACATTGATGCCGTCATGGAGGACGAAGTATCTGCTATTGGCTCCCTTGCTATTGAGTCTTGGAAGCAATGGGAGACCCGAACTTTTGGGGGCTATGACCATATGAATGACGATGATGAGCAGGAGTTTAGTACTCCTGAAAACGGGGATATAATTGCTATCAACGCTATACCCCCTGATGTGGGAAATGTGGTTTCTAGGGGTACAAGTATTGCTACTAACGTACCTGAGAAGCGGCACGAAGGTAGTCGTGTATTGCTACCAGTGATGGGCATTGAAAGCATTACCTCTATGGGGTCGCAAACCCTTGATGGACAAGGGGAATCTATTGAAATTGCCCCCGAAGTAACTCCCGTTCTCAAGTACAATGCGAACCCTTTGAGGCAATGTAATAATTGCTATCTATCCTCACGTTGTCCCTCATTTCAAGAAAATACTGAGTGTGCGTTTTCTTTGCCGATTGAGATTAGGACTAAAGACCAACTCAGTGCCGCTATGAGGGCGCTCGTGGAGATGCAAGTGGGTCGTGTGATGTTCGCTCGCTTTGCTGAAGAGATGGAAGGTCAAGGTCTTGACCCAGCGTTGTCGGCTGAGATGGACAGAGTTTTTAACCTTGTGGAAAAGATGCGCAACATCTCAGACAACCGAGAGATGGTTAGCCTCAAGGTGGAGGCAAGTGGTTCTAGTGGCGTCCTCTCCCGATTGTTTGGACAGAAGGCAGGCGAACAGGCTCGCATGCTTCCCAACGGTGGGTTTGACAGCAACCAAACTGATGCCCTCTACGCAGACATAATTGATTTATCAGAAGAGGGTTGACAACCTCATAAGTGCGGTCTTAGACTTCCATCATGTCTAAGCATGTACTAGTTACTGGTGGGTGTGGTTTCGCAGGTCACCATGTCATTGAACACCTTCTTGTCAATACCGATTGGGAAATCACTGTTGTTGACTCCCTCACCTACGCAGGACGGGTTGACCGCCTGACTGACATTGGGGGGTATGACCCAAAGCGTGTTCACATTATGTGGCACGACCTCCGTGCTCCAATGCCTCCCAATACCCCTGATGTAGATTATGTTCTACACCTTGCGGCTGAGTCTCATGTGGACAGGTCAATTACTGACCCCGTTCCTTTTATTCTTAACAATGTCATGGGAACCACCAACCTTGTGGAGTGGGCACGTCACCAAGACCGTTTGGAACACTTTGTTCAGATTTCCACTGATGAGGTCTATGGACCTGCGGCTGAGGGTTATGCCCATCGGGAGTGGATTGACCCAATGCTTCCCTCTAATCCATATGCGGCTAGCAAGATTGGACAAGAGGCTGTTGCCATCTCTTACTGGCGCACCTATGGTCTTCCACTCAGCATTACCAATACCATGAACTTGTATGGTGAGCGTCAAGACATTGAGAAGTTTGTTCCTAAGACTATGAAGGCTCTCCTTGCAGGTGACAAGGTCATTCTGCATGGTCGGGAGACAACGCATGGTTTCGTGTACTCGTCACGTCACTGGCTTCATGCCCGTAACCACGCTGATGCCTTGCTGTGGGTATTGCGTGAGACGAACCCCTACGTATACGGAACCAGCGTTGTCTTTCCTCAGTTGCCAAACCGTTGGCACGTCGCTGGAGAAGAGCGCAACGTATTAGAAATGACAATGGAGATTGCCAAGACCCTTGGCGTCAAAGATGTCTTTTATGAAAACGTGGATTACCACTCAAGCCGTCCCGGTCATGACCATCGTTATGCACTGGACAACAGCAAAATCCTCAATGCTGGTTGGAAGCCTCCATACAGCCTTGAAGAAGCATTATCAAAAGCCGTTCAATGGACAATGGAGAACCAAAAATGGGTGAAATGATTACTGACATTGGTATGGACATGGATGGGGTGGTATACCCCTTTGTTCCTGCCTTTCAACGATACTGCGCACAACGTCAGGGAAAACTCTTTCTACCTGACCCAACTAACTGGCACTTCTATGAAGATTGGGACATGGATGAGTCCACGTTCCATCAGTGGTTGATTGACGCCGCTAATGAAGAACAAGTGTTTGCCTCAGAAGACCCTTACGAAGGGGTAGTGGATGCATGGAACACACTTCTTTCTATGGGTATTCGTATCCATGTTGTTACAGCACGTCCACAAGCCGCATGGGAGCAAACCGCTAACTGGTTGACAAAGCATGGATTGGTTGCAAACAGTTTGCACTTCAACAGCACAAAAGGTTTCTTGACTTCGTTCGCTAAGCAAAAAGCCCTTGTCATTGACGACCATGTTCAGTACTACGATGAAGCAGAACGTAGTGGAATGGTTCCTGTGCTTTTGAACCGCCCTTGGAACCAACACAAAGAAGACGCAAACCGTGTCAATAATCTTGCTGAATTGGTCTCACTTATTCGTGGCTACAACCTTGTCAAAAAGAAAGACGCTAAGAAACTTGTAACAAAAGAAAAAGCAGTGAAGCCCTATACTGACACAGACCCATACGCTCCTTACAAGAAGAAGTATGACCAGTTCCCTCTTCCTAGGACAAAGTGGGTATACCCAACTAAAGACGATTGGGAATGGCATAACTAATGAGCAATACGTCCCGTGCAAAAGTTTTAGTTGAGGCATCTAACCTAATTGACGGTGACCGAAACATTCAATATGGCGACCCCATTGACGACTTCTCGTTGACAGCGTCTATGTGGGAAGACTACTTGAGGCGCATTGTTATTACACGTAATACAGACGGTGAAGTATTTCTTGACCCACATGATGTTGCAGTAATGATGATGCTTGTAAAAGTATCTCGCCTAGCACAATCCCCCGGTAAGAAAGACCACTGGTTAGACATTGCTGGTTACGCAGGGTGTGGTTGGGAATGTGCCGAACAAATGTATAAGCATTAGTGGATACTGACGAAACTAAACAAGCGTACTTACGTGCGGTTGGTTACAAAACACATGAAGACTACGTACAACTCAAAGCAGAATATGAAGCGCTCAAGAAACGTTATGAACGAATATTGGTTGCTGTTGAACACAGCATTGAAGCGGTTCTTAGAATTGCTAGAGAAGGCAAAGTGGATTTGTAATGCAATTACATTTGTGGATGGAAAACGCATCTTGTCGCAAGCGCAAGAACGACTTTTGGTATCCACCATTAGATACTGACGTTCCCGATAATTATTACGCTATTGGGCGAGAAGTTTGTCATCGTTGTCCTGTGTGGGATAAATGTTTAGACGCAGGCATTGACGAGAAGTGGGGCATGTGGGGCGGTCTCACTCCACAAGAGCGCACAGTACTGACTAGTACTAATCCAAAGCCATCAGTAATAAAACAACATGGTTCATGGATTAGATACCGACAAGGTTGTCGTTGCACTGATTGTGTAGAAGGACACAACCAACCCACAAATAAAATCAACATGAACGTCATTCCAAAACATGGTGAACCTGTTCAAGATTTGGAAATGTTGCGCTTTACCTTGCTTTCAACTTAATTTTGTGTAAAATGTAAGTAGAGACCCATACCAAGGCTTACCCCCGAACACTTCAGTGTTCATTTGGTATGGGTCTCTTGTTTTTATCGTAGGGACATTGGAGACAGATGCTATATCGCACTCTTACCGCATTAACACTTGCCATCACCTCATTTTTAGGTGCTCTAACGACAGGAGGTAATGCGCCAGAGGCGAGTACAATGACAGTTGTAATCACTGATACTGAACAGCGTGTCAGCAAATCATCTATTCCTGATGTGTATGAAGTAATGCTTCATGAACAGATACATACACACAAAGCAGGCTCTGTTCGTTTTTGGGAAGCAGTGTCATGGTGTGAGACTAACCACAAATGGAACGATGGTGGTTACTTCAGTGGCGGTCTTGGAATGGCCTTATCGCTTTGGGTTGGTTACGGGGGCAAAGAGTTTGCATCTCGTCCATCATTTGCAACAAAGACACAACAAATCATTGTTGCTAATCGTGCCGCTTTTCTTGGCTTCCAAACACGTCATACATACGCAACGTTAGATGACAGGTTGAACAATCGCCCATTCTTCCGACCAGCAGTTTGGATGCCTAATTGGGGTCGTGACTGTGTGAACTGGCGAACACGCAAACCACGTAGTGACAAGTACACACAAACACCACTACAATGACGACATGGCACAAGAAACAAAGTATGCATGCAAAGCGTGTGGAGTTAGTA